GTCGCAGTCTTTTATCCCAACGCCGAACGAGCAGAAATTGCGCACCATCAGCGAGGTCTTCAGCAAGTAATATCCCATGTGCCCGACCTGTCCCGAGCGCGTTACCGGCAGCAGGGATATGGATTTTTCAACGACACCGCGGTCTGCGATGTCGGCGGAATCCTGAAAGACGTCGGTCACACGCTCATAGCTGTTGCCGGGATCTATCCAGTCTATTGTTATGCGGTTGCAGACGTCTTCATCTGCCGCCTGCCAGAAGGTGAAGCTGCCCTCTACGATGTTGTCGGGCGTGATTTCGCGGCTGTAGATGGATGCCGGCGCATCGATGCAGATCTGCAGCTTGTCGGTCTCTATCATGTAGCCGCGGCAGGAAGCAAGGAAGTCAGCGAGCACATCGCGGATGGGGCGCTGTGTGTCGAGGGCGAAGTCGAGCTGGAAGCGTGTGCCGTAGGATACGGTGCCGTCGCAATATGTCGCCGCCGCCACGGCGCAGGCATAATCTATTTTGTCCCAATCCGGGTGTTGGTATACGCCGTTCGCTATCGCGCCGTAGCCGAGGCCGTAGCGTGGGTGACATAGAATGTCCAGAATAATCCATACAGGGTTGCGGCTCCACACGAAGCCGGCGGGCGTCCAAACTTTCACGCCGTCGATGATACTTGTCACCGTCGGCGTGCCGTTGAGTTTTTCCTGCGCCTTTAACGTCAGGCAGATCAGCGCCACGTCGTCGGGATATGGGCGCGCTCCGGATGGATCGCGGCTGTCGTGAGTCGCGGCCGCGGTGTTGAGGTATGTGGTGAGAGAGCAATCTTCGAGCGCCGCGGGGTCCTGGTCGTTGCAGAGCACAGAGTTTATTGCCGTTACCGGCCCCTCGCCGACCAGTATATAGAGATCCTGCACTTCCTTCTTGTCGTCCGCGAATGCCTGATAGATGATATTACCCGCGACACGGCATTTACCGTAAATTACGGGTATTGGCACGAGCTGGCTCATGGTGTTGCTGATCGGGCCGAAGCTGTATGTGGGCGAGCTCGAAAAATCTCCCATGTCGCGCGGCATGAAGAGCGAGCCGAGCGACGCGCCGAGCATGATCGCGCCAAACGCGGTTGTCACCAAACCCCAGCCGATTAATGCCCCTGTGAACGCCCATCCCAGCAGCGCGCCCGCCAATGCTGTTACCATGTTCTCACCTCCGGATTACAGATATAATCATCACTAATTTTGTATATGCCAACTGTAATTTTCTGATATGGCACACTCCAACGCGTGAGGCGGCTAGTGCCGCCACGCGGTATGTGCAGAAAATGCGTTGTGTTTATCAATGTTCCCAAATGATAATAGGGCGAGAAATTAAAAAGAATAACCGCCCCTGTTTCAGGAGCGGCTATTTTATGTGATATTTTTTCAAGTTCATTTTGAATGTCTTTGGTGCGCTGCTCGAAATTTTCAGACGTGTATTCCCATCGGAGCGGGATATTATGACCCAGTACGTCTTGAGCGGCAATTGCCAATCTGACACAATCTGTTTGCCCATCGCCGAAGCCCCACGGCAGACCAATAAGATGATTTAAGTCCGTCATCTTCGTGTGGATAACTCACGCGGGTTTTTCGCGCTCGGAATATAGGGGAACATTGACGTCCAGCAAATTCGTTTCGGCACTTTATCCATTCCGTCGAATCCCTGTGAAATTATCGCGTCTACCTGCGTCTGCCCGATTGTGATACTGCGAATTTTCCCGCTGAATTTCAGGATTGCCCCTGTCTCGCTGTTTAACGTATTTTTTAACCCCGTAAAAATCTCACATGTTACGCCATTCAATTTATAATACTGCGCCAATGATGTGAACTCGTTGTTTACGTTGTCCAGCGAAATGTGACACTGGTCGGAATTTTGGTCTTTGCTCCGTTCCGCCTCTTCGATGTTGAGTCCGCAGGCGTAATATGTCTGCGGCTGTCCATTTTCGTCGAACCACATCACGTTTTCAGGCGCGTCGGTAAGATAAAGGTAATCCACACTGTGCGTCGCCGGGTTTAGCGGAGGAATGGCAAGTATGCGGACAAGATATACAGGCTGTACCGCGTCAGCCTGCGCCGCTGCTGTAAAATCTGACATTAGAGTATCTCCCTCAGCGTCAATTCTATCGATCCGTATTTCAAACCAGACCGGCTTGATTTCAGCGTTTCATCCTTAAACCTAACAGTAACGGCAGAAACCGCGCCGGGCGGCGTCCATAAAAAAGAATCGACAGGGCCCTTGCGCGCCAGCCAAAAAGCCTCTATTTCGTCCATCACAGCCGCAGAGTCGGTGAAAGCAAGCGTCCATTCGCGGGGGGCCGCCCCGCGGTCGCTGCGCTGTTCTTTGCCCGATTCAAACGTTGTGATGTTCACGCGCCGCGTTTGAAGCGGCTGCCATGTGAAATTCGGTATCCACGTAAACACAGGTGTCGGCATTTACATCGCTCCTTTCACCGCGGTACGCAGGGCCCCGCCGCGCTGGAGGCCGTTCACGATGAGGCTTTCAATCGTGCCCTTGTTGCCTTGCAGCATTTTCACAAAGCTTTGCGCATCTACCGCCTGAATCGTTATGCTGTAGTTATCACCAGCAGCGCCGCTGGACGCCCCGCCCTGCGAAGCGTTCTTAGGCACAACAACTTCTCCGCGCTGAAGTATCGCCGGCACTTCGTCGGAGCGCAGCCCGGCGATGCCGCCGCTGTGCATACGCGGGGCATTCGCAAATACGGAAGGGCTCACCAGGGTAGGGGAGCCGCCGCTTCCGACAGTACCGCCTTCGTGGAATTTCAACCCCAGCAGTCCAAGCAGCCCGCCGCCCGAGCCTAAAAACCCGCCGCCTTCGCCGCCGCCGAATAGCATTCGCATAATCAACGCCTTTGCAATAACTGCGCCAATGTCCTGCAGCAGATTTTTCATAGCGTCGCCAAGCGATTCAGTGCCGCGTATCGCGGATTCAAAGGCGTTGCCGATGCCGGTTGGTAGATTGTGCAGAGCACTTTTAGCGTCATAAATTGCCGCGTTTGTCTGTTGTGCTGCCGTTGGGAATTTGTTCATTGTCTCGTTAAGGTTTTTTATTGTGTCGTCCAACAATTTTATTCCCAGCGGCATATCTGCGAATGCGATTTTAAGCTGTTCCAAATTTGCTTTATACATCGAGCCGCTGATTGCCCCAGACTCAAAACGATTTTTCAGTGTATCTAATTGGGCACTTAAATTATTTGTGCCCGCCGACTGATACGCTCCGAAAACCTCTTTGTCCGTGTCTGTCCAGTTAAAGATGTTTTTTGCCTTTAACCCCAGCTCTTCAATTCGAGCCTTTAACATGTCCAAATAGCCGGTGTCAGGCAATAACCCCTGTGAGTTTTGCCACTGTAGCCCGCTTAAATATTCACTGTCGGCGCGAGCGTACATTGCTGCCATCTCTTTCGCGTCGTCTTTCGCTTTTTGAATCCGCGCCATAACGCGGTCGGCAAGTTCAGCGGATTTCTGCGCGTTTTCTCCGAAAATATCAATTTTGAGGTCAGCAATTTTTTTCCAGTCTTCAGACAATGGCTTCAATTTCGCCTGCCAACTGTTTAGGACTACCAGAAACTTGTTGCCGTCCTCGCCGAGATATTTCATTTTGTCGCGGACAGACTGGATAAATATTTCAACAGCAGATTTGCCAGATTTTGTTTTTCCGCTATCACCTGTAAGACTGTCGGAGCTAGAATTACCAAATATTTTTGACCAATCTGTTTTTTGGGGGTCAAAACTTTTCTCAAAATTTTTGACTAAATCTTCCTGCATTTTCTGAACTTTAGCCCATGCGTCCGCCATTGTCAGTGGCGTTTTTTTATTCGTATTATTGGTTTTTAAACGCCCCGCCGTCTGTTTTTTCCGTTCCTCCCAGAGGGATTCGAAGCTTTGATTAGGTGATACTCCGACGTTGGCTAAATCTCGATATGCGTCGGCTAGTTTTCCCAACCCCGGGATTTTCCCAATCAATGACGCAATCCCGCTATTTAACCCGTCAAAAACATTTTGACTGGCTATCCAGATTGTTTTCAGGAAAAATTTTATTGTGCCCAATAAATCATTAAAAAATGTTTTGAGATTATCCCAATTTTCGTATATGAGATACGCTCCTGCGGCTATTCCTGCAATTATTGGTGTGAATACGCCGCCTACGGCCATTGCTGCCATCGCGAGTTTTGCCAGGGCTGGGAGCAGCAGAGCTGAAATTACAGAGGCGGTTACAACCAACCCAGTTTTTACGGAATCCGGAACGAGCTCAGCCATAGCCTCTTTAATACCCGATGTTTTAACCTGCGACGCAAACACCGTCAGCCATGTGGTTACGCCCATCATTTTTGTTTTTAAATCCAGAGCATCAGTGATTTCCGCCCCGAGGCTGCGCATGATTGAAGCCACAGCGTCTTTCATGTTTGAAAGCTGCTGCGGGATTTCCCGTGCGACTTTTCCCATCATGCCGCCGAATTTATTTTGCATACCCTCAAACAATCCTGTCAGGGCAACATTTGCCGACACTGCGCCTTTTTTAGTTTTGTCCATCAGTTCCGCGACAGAAATCCCCATGTGGTCGGCTATCATTTTCCACGCTGGTATTCCTGTCTCGGCGAGCTGGCGCATTTCCTCCGCCGACAATTTACCCTTTGCGGCAATTTGCCCTATGGCGAGCGTTACACGGTCGATTCCTTCTTTTCCGAGTCCTACTGCCATGGAAGCGTTCCCCACGGCGTTTAAAATAGGGATAACGGACTGAGCCTGAAATCCATACGCCTGAAGGCGTTTTGACGCGTCAACAAGGTTTGTAAATTCAAACGGCGTGGTCATGCCGAATTGCTCCAACGCCTCTAGGTGTTTTTTCGCCTCAGCAGCCGAACCTGTGAGAACCGTCATAGAACGTTTCGTCATTTCAAAATCTGCACTCATTTTCACGGCGGCAACTGACACCGCCGCCAATCCTGCGGCGACGTATTTCATTTTGGAGAGGAGATTTTCAGAGAATTTAACCGCATTTTTGCCAAATGCCGCGTCAAGATTTTTTTTGACGCTTTTATTTACGTCCTCAATTTTTTTCGCAAGCGAACCGAAATTTTTAATCGCGTTACTCACGTCGGCACTGACGATATAATTTAGTTTAGCCATTTTTTCTCACCCTCTCCAAAATATATTCATTAGCCGCGTCAGGTTCCATAATCTGATTATTGACCCAGCGTCCAGCATAATCGTCTATCGTTACATTTTTCAGCCCGCCGCCAATCGCCGCGCCTAGAAGCGACGCGAAAATAAAATCTTCGCGCCGCTTTAGGTGTCGTTTGTAGTTGTCGGCGATTGTTAAATCTTTGATTTCTCCAATTGTGACATGCCACAAATCTTCATACGATAGCCCCAGAGGGCCCAGAGCCATTAAAAAAAGCGACTGCCAATCTGATTCTAGGCGGTCGCTTTCACTGCGTTTTTTTCGCTGTTATCCACGTTTTCGGGCGGCGTGATTTTTGTGCTAAATGAATTAAAATATTCCTCAATGAGCTTTTGATATACAGTTAAAAAATCACTGTCTATCTGGTCTATTATCGATAGCGCGCGGTCAAGGGTCATGCCCCTATTTTTTGATAAAAGACCTACATAGAAAAGCGAGGAAAATATTTTCAAACTCATTTGATTTGATTCGAGTTCATTTATTATCTGAGACGTGTTCATTTTTAATTCATTTTCCAAAACAAACGACGCTCTTAACCCAAACTCAATATCATATTCTTTGCCGTTAATTTTGACGGTAATCATGTTTTATACCGTCTGAGCCGTACTGTTTATGTCGCCTGCGGCAACCCAATTTACGGAAATTTCAACGCGACTGTCAGTAGAAGAGGAAATTTTATAGCCCGTAATGTAAGCTGGTATTTTCATCTGCTCTTTGCCAGTACCTGTACCGTTCAAGCGAATGTAGATATCAGCCTGTGTATCTGCGGCGTGAGCTGTTTTTATCACGTCGAGTGCTGTACCGTCGGGGTCGCAGATAATCGTAAAACTGCCTTTAGCGTCGCTCTGCCCAGGGATATACTGTTTATTAGCGTCATAAACCCCAGTGACATCTACCTCAGATTTCGATAAATCCACGTCCCAACTGGTGAGAGCGTCTATTGCCGCCGGTGTTCCGCCTGTTGCGCAAATCATAACCTGTGCTGTTTTTGCAAGTGTTCTGGCCATTATTTAATTCCTCCTGTCAAAATATTTAATTTCAATTACTCCGTGCCAAATTTCAGGCTCGTCTAGGTCTCTCATTACATTTATGCCATCGTATAAACACCACTCGGGCAGTGCCGCGATAATAAGGGCGCGTATTTCGTAAATTTCTTTGCGCCCCGCGTATTTGCTCCATAAGTGAAGCCTTAAAGTTATCTCAGCCCCACTATTGTCAAGTATCTCGTCGTTTACCTCAAAAACTTCTCCAACCTCGATATAAGGAAACGCCGCAGTTGTTGGAACAACGTCAAAAAGTCCGCTTACTTTAGCGGAGAGAGCGGCGTTATTTTTCAGAGCGCTATATAATGCCGCGTGATTCATGAGAGCGGTCATTTTACAGCCCCTTCCATCACCTGTTTTATCTGTTTTGTAATCCAAGGTCGGAGTTTTTTAGCTGCGGGGATGAGAAACGGCTGTGCCTTTTGTCGTCTTGTGCCATATTCAACACACATAGCGTAGTAGTCAGGCGTTCCAGCTTTCTGGCGTTTAGTTGTGCTTTTGTGCAGTGCGCGATTTTTGGGAAAATCCGCGTAAACAATGCTATACATTTTGTCTCTGAACGCACGTGCCGAAAGCGAGAAGCGCAGCCGCCCCGTGTCTATCGGAGCGCGTCTTTTAGCTTCTCCTCGGATTCGGTCAGCGCCGTTGGAAATTGTTTTAAAAACATTTTCTTCTATTTTTCCGGGGAAATTTTTGCGCAAGTCGGCAAGAATTTCTTTATCGCCAACCACTTTACTTGTAAGCATTTTTATCCCTCCTGTATGCAATCGAGATAGTAAAACGCTTTATCTTCTCGCACGTTGCCGATTTTGAGAGTTTTAAAACTCCAAATTACGATATCGCCGCGTTTGGGTTCTACAGCCGTTCGGCGAATCGTCACCTCATGTGTGCGAATGTCTAAATCTTTTCCTGCTATTATCCCGTCACGCGATTTCGGCGTTTTAATTTGCGCCCAACATGCTAAAATTGCCGACACTACCGACGTGCTGCCGCCCATTCCGTCATCTGTTTGCGCTGCGCGTTGGATTTCTATTTTTTGATTCAGCGCGCCGGGGTTCATATCGGTATGTTCCTACGCAAATTTAAAATGTCTTTAACACCTAACGGGATTTCGCGCATGTCCTTTTCTGCTGATACCGCGCTGCGATTCTCGTACCAGTGCCCTATCATCAGCAAGCAGGCGCATTTTTCCATAAACGGCATTTCATCAGCCGTAACGGTGGGGTCTGGTACAACGTAAACGCGGTTCTGATATTGTTCCGCATATTGTCTGGCGGCAGATATGAGAGCGGTTATATAACTGTCGTCATCGTCAGATATCACGCGGAGATGTGATTTTGCCTCTGCCAATGTAATCGGTTCGGCCATGCGGTTCACCTCCATAAAAAAAGGGGGAAGCATTACGCCCCCCCCGCTAGTATTGCTTTATTCCGCAGGACGCAAATATGCGTCAGTCTGCAACACGTATGCGGCGATGGGCGTGCCAGTGCCGTGTGTCCCGCTAAAATCGGCGAGCAGTTTAACGTATTTTCTGTTTCCTACGTAGCCGATTTTTGTAACGTCAGCCGCGGCGTGAGCGGTTTTTAGCGTTTTTATAATTCCGCCTGTTACCCCTATTACGCCTATAACGTCTGAGTCTGTTACATTATCATAGGTTGTGTCGTCGTTAGAGTGGGTGAGAACAAATTCAATTTTGTTCGAGGCTGTGAACGTTATTCCTCCAACCCCAACGCCGATTATAATGGACGCATCGCGCGCCCCGCTTACATCTACCGCAGTTGGGGTGTTCTCCGCCGTGAGCGTAGCGGGCGCAATAAGCTCTTTTACCGCAATGTCTTTACTTTTATCAATCATGATTTTTACCTCCTATGCCGCAATTTTGATCGCTTTTACAGCCTGAGTATCCTGCAACATCGTGCCTACGCGTTTAGTTGTATAAAATCCTACGAAAGGCTTTTTAGTGTAGGGATCGCGCAGCATTCTAATTCCCATGCGGTCTACTACCGCCATAGCGCGGGCGAAATTGCCAAACGCTATCGGAAGCGCGCCTGCCGCTATAGATGGCATTTCGGGATTGAGCGTATAGGGATACGCCAGAAGTGTTCCCGGCGTTTCCATCGAAAGCCCCGGCTGCCAAATGTACTGACCGTTCACGTCTTTTATCTGGCGAAGCGTGGTAAGCGTTGACTGGTTCAACAGCCAGCGAGCCCCGATTTTGTAGCCGGATTTTAACGTGTTCTGCAGCGTAATCAGAACGTCGCCGGGGGTGGTGCCGAGAGTAGAAGCGGCTCCAGATTTTACAAACTGGAACTTACCATATTCGCGGGATGCATCGGCGGTGGAGACAAAGTCATACGCAAACAAACCTTTGGGTTTGTTTATGCCATCGCCAGCGGTAAAGACTGCGTTTTCCTGCGTGGCAAATGCCTCAGCTATTTTGCCGCTCAAATGAGTCTCGACATTAAAATAAATGTCGTCTAGAGCGCGCTGTGTCACGTAGGGATTAGCATAAATTTCGCCGAAAATCGCTTTTACCTGTTCCAATTTAGTAGTGCTGGTTTCAGGTCTGGCGTCTGTCTCTCCTACCCAGCCCGCGCCTGCGTCTCCTCTGTCAACTAACTGCGAATAATCCTCGCTGTTAGTGGTGATATGCCCGAGAATCCCGCGCATTGGCGTATCATCGCCCAGCATTTTCAGAATTGAGCCTGCCATATTCTGCGGAACAGCATAACCGCCGTCTTCACCGATTATGGTATTCATATCTTTTTGTTCTGCCGCCATGCGGTCGAGTTTTGTCACGTCACCCTTGCGAACGAACGACATAAATGCCTCGCTGTGTTCACGAGCTTTTACATCTTTCTCGTCAGGTTTCTGACTGCGGTTAAATTTAGCCTCAAGCTCACCCTTTGCAAGTTCGAGTTCTTGCAATTTTTCCTCAAGGCGTTCAAGTTTTTCTGTTTCCTGTCCCGCTCCCTGCCCTTTTTCGAGCAGAGCGAGGCGTTCATCGTTGGTCTGTTTATATTCTTTAAATGCCGTTGCAATTCCGTCAATAAGTGTTTTCATTTCATCAGCCATAATTATTTATCCCCCTTAAATATTTTCAGTAAATCTTCCAACGCCGATTTAATCTCGGTGTTACCATCGTCCGCGCCATTTTCAGCGTCACGCTGAAATTCTTTACACCGTGAAATTAAACTCTTCGCCTCTCGGCGTGACAGCCCTGCATCGCGCAAAGTGTCCTCTATTTCACGGATTCCCATATCAGAAAAACTTTTTACGCCTGTTACCCCCGCGCCGGAATCAGCGGGAAATGTCACAATTGAAATTTCCCAGAGGTCAATTTTTTTGAGGTGACGCACTTCGCCCCAGCGGGCTTTATCGTTTTTCTCGTACCAGTATTCAACAGGAACATAGCCAATTGACAAACCTGATAATGCCTTAGCTTTAAGCAAGATATGCGCCTCTTTTGCTTTGCTGATGTCCTCAATGAGCAAATGGGCTTTCATGTACAGCCCGTAACCATCTTCTCGCAGTTCATCAATCACGCCGATCACGTAGCCGCTGTCGTGCTGCCATAACAGAGCTGGCGTTTTCTGTGCTATTGTCTCGGTAAATGCGCCAAGTTCTATTGTGTCGTCGTATGCGTCGATGCCGCCGAACGTAGAAGCGTAGCCCTCAAATGTGCCGTCCTCTCCAAGAGCCTTTATCTCAAATTGGATATTTTTACTCTCCTGTTTCACCATTTTGCATTTCCCCCTTTCCTGTAGTCATGTTAAGCGGCGTTAAAAAATCGTCCCCGCCATCTCGCGGATTCATATCTTCCAGTGCCCTAACTTCGTTTGCGCTCATAAATCCGTTTGTTATCGCCTGGGCGTATGACGTGTATCGCGAACTCATATCGCCGCGCATAAGTCCTTCTACTGACAATTTAACGTATGTGTTTTTGTCGGTTATGAGATATTTTTTTATGCAGTTCTCCCAGCGTTTTATCCACGGCAGCATAGAATATTGAACAAAACCGATACTCATTTGCTCAACGCCCGAACCCCAGCTAGTTGTTTTTTCCGTGTTTTGAATCATGTGAAGCGGCACGCGATAAATTCGAGCTATTTCTTCTACGGAGAATTTCCGCGATTCCAAAAACTGCATGTCGGCGTTTGACATAGAAATCGCGTTGTATTTTGTGCCGTTTTCCAAGATAGCCGTGCGATAGGCGTTTGAACCTGTGTAGTTCTGTTCCCATGAAGCGCGAAGCCGTTCAAATGCTTCCTCTGAAAGCCCGCCCGGGACCTCAAGAGTTCCTGATGGGCGCCCGCCGTTTTTCAGCATGCGTGAAGAATAAAGCAGTGCCGCTATGGAGTTCCCTACGGTCTCGCGCTGGTAGCCAATCGGAGAGATCCCTGTATATCCGTCGAGCGTGCGATATTTCATATGGAAAACATCGGATTGTGTCAGTTCCCGATATTGTCCATTTTTATCTGTGATTTTATAAATTACGTTCCACCGCGAATCCTGTTCAACGCTTACCCAATTTGGCATGAGCGGCAGCAATTCACGCGGAATGCCGCTGTTGTCGCGTATAATTTCGGCGTAGCAGTTCCCCGTAAGGCATAAATGCTGTGTCATCATTTCTCTGAACTCCTGCGAGGTTTGCCACTCGTTGGGGCGGAGCGCAATCAGGCGATAAATCGGGTGTGACATCGCATCGTCAGAACCGCCGCCAGATTTGTATTTTTTGGCCCTAATAGGCAATTGTCCTATTGTCTCCGATATGAGCCCGACACAGGCATAAATAGCAGAAACAGACATTGCCGTTTGCGGGTTCACATTTTCTCCTGCGGCGGATTCAGTCCCGCCGAAAATATAGGCGGCGAGTCCGTCAATTGTTAACGCGGTTTTTTGGGAAATTTTGAAAAAGTTTTTGAGTCCGAACAAAATCTTTCACCCCCCTCTATATCGTCAAAATGCCGCGTGTCTCGTAGACACTCGGCGGGTCAATCGGTTCTGCGTCAATGCGGCTGAACGCCATTACGGCGGCGATTATTCCGTCGATTTTCCGGCGTTTGGCCCGAGCCGCTTTGTCTAATTTTATGTTTCCGGCAGGGTCTGTTATTATTTCGCAGTTGTTAACCATCCAGTTTGTTATAGGATTGTTCCCGTGGTGAAATTTACCCTCAAGTATTACATGCTGTAGCCCTTTTATCGGCGGGCTCATAGATAAAAAGCCCTGCCGCATATCTATACATTTCAACCCTTCGCTGATGAGATGGTTTGTAAGCTGTGTCGCGTTATAAGGGTCTTCTGCCATTTCTATAATTTGATAATTTTTCGCCCAGCGTTCCAAAATTTCAGTTTCGATAAAATCATAATCAATCGAACGTCCTGGCGTTAGCGTGATGTAGCCTTCGTTTGCCCATTGGCGGTAGGGGACGCGGTCTAAAATGCTTTTCTGGTCAATGTCATCTTCGGGTAGGTAGTAGTGCCAGATGGCCTTAATTGTGCCATCGTCCCACGGGAAAACCGCGCATATCGCCGAGATGTCGCTTACAGAGGAGAGGTCAGCCCCGAGGTAGCAGCAGCGTCCTTTTAACGCTTCCATGTCCACAGTTCCGGCTGATTTTACCCAATCGTCGTAGGGTATCCAGCCGTTTGTGTTTGTTGTCCAAACGTTCATTCGTTTTACGAGGAAATTGTTTAATGTTGACGGTGCGTTTTTTGCGGTTTGACAACGCGCTTCAATTTCCTCTATGTCCAACGCCGCGCCAATAGATGGATTCGCTTTAATGTAGCAATTTGAATCTGTGAAATCGTCATCCTCGTCTAGCGTATAAATAATGCCAAAAACAGATTCATCTTTTACTATGCCCTGCAAAATGTTTTCGACATAGTCGTGCAGGGCACGGCACGCGCTTTGCATTTCAAAACCTGCTGTGGTTATAATCACCATTAGCGGCTGCTCTCGTGCGCCGGTCGCGGTGTCTAAAACGTCATACAAGGAACTGCTTTTATGTGCGTGATATTCATCGATTATGGCGCAACTAACGTTAAGCCCGTCCAATGTGTCGTAGTCGGCAGACAGCGGTTTAAAAAAAGAAACGGTGTCTTCAATTACGATGGAGTTTGTGTAAAGTTTTGCATATTTTTTTAAATGCGGGGAGCGTTTCACTATCTGTTTCGCAGCTTCGTGAACGATTTTAGCCTGGTCGCGCTGCGTAGCCGCGGAGTATATTTCGGCCCCGCTTTCTCCGTCCATGTCTAACATGTAAAGCCCGACACCTGCCGCCCAGAAAGTTTTACCATTTTTTCGGGCAACCTCTATATACGCGGTGCGAAATCGTCTCAGCCCTGTTTTTTTGACCTTCCAGCCAAATAAGATGTAAGTTATCGCCTGCTGCCACGGAAGCATAATAAACGACGAACCCGCCCACTTGCCTTTGAAATGGTGGTATTCATCAAATGCTTTTATGGCGATTTCTCCCGCTTTTTTATCAAAATAGTATTTTTTTTGGCGTTTTAGGTCGGATAGGTGGCGTTTTA